TGACCTTAAATATGGATTCCGTTGGAAAATGACTGGACAAACCGATAACGACTTTAAACTGTACCGACATGATAACTCTTCCGGCGGCTCGGAAGTATTACGAGTACAACGTGGATCGGACAATATACGATTTAATGGAGCAATTCATTCATTAGGAGGATCATATACAGACGCAGGAACTACATGGACCAACGTTGGTTTAATTCTAGATCATAAGGTAGGTGCTGGTGATTACATATATACACGTAATATGGATGCGAACACAGAAGGCACCACAGAATACCTTCGCAAACTTTTAGGTGTCACTAGTAATGTTATACAAATAGGACAATCTGGTACAAGTTATATATCAGAAATTAGACATATACCTGGTGGACCTGGCGGCTTTACTTCTTTTTACTCTGGATCACATGCTTCTGATGATGTTAGAATTGCAAGATTCCAAGGAAATGATCTGTACATAGATTCCATGACAGAAACTACCACTCATGCTGATGCAAATAAAGCAGTAGTATACAATACTAGTACTGGTCAACTAATGTATACTGGTAGTTATGGTTCCGGTGGCGGCACCGGAGATCCAGGAGTATCCAGTTATGATGATTTAACCGACGTACCATCCGGTATTGTATCAGGAGCAGCTCAATTAACTGATATGCAAGACTTTACTATACCAGAATACATAACGCATCTTTCCGACCCCGATACAAAATTTGGATTCCCGACGGCAAATACATTCGATGTTATAACAGCCGGCAATCTAGGATTACGAGTAAACAGTACCGGTGACTTGCATATAAAGAATGATATTATTGGATTTTCAACTACCGTATCAGATAAACGTTTAAAAACAGATATACAGTTGTTGACTGGTAGCTTAGATACCATATGTAACTTGGAAGGAGTTCGATACAATTGGAAATATCGTAATGATACCCCTCAATTAGGTGTTATTGCTCAGCAAGTAGAACAATATGTACCAGAGATTGTAAAAGAAATGGAATTACCATTACATGCAACAGATGACGCTAAATATAAAACTGTTCAATACGAACAATTGATACCGCATCTGATAGAATCTATCAAAGAATTACGATCAGAACTAGAAGAAGTTAAACGCCAATTAAAAGAATAGTATGCCTGAAGATATTAAACAAAATAAAAGATTTTGGGATCAGCAATACTCTGTGGCAAGAGCACATTCCGGAAGTACAGATACATCTATTAGTGGTAATTCTAACAACTCTTACACCGGTAAAGGTGTTTGGGCACCTCCGATGGTATACACCGGCGATGAACCAGGCATGTATCTTACTACATATTTTAGAGATGTAACCGATATAGGATATGACAACGATCCACCTTCAGTACTAGTACATGATCAGCAAGATTTTTATTTGGGACCAATAGGATCGGGATATGCTATACAAATTACTAATTCCGGACCAGCGGAAGCTTATACGACACCATATGATGGATTTGGAGCAATAATATGTGAAGCCACACCTGGGAGTACTTGGGAATGGAGTATTGATATGATAAATATTGGCGGTCCGGATGATGTGATAGTAGATATGCATATTCTTGCATTAGATGAACACGGTAACCGAGTCGCTGCAGATTCTGCCAAAGCCTCTGGAAGTCTCCAAGGTCCGGATTATATTCCATCGAATAAAACTGAATACTTTTCTAGACAAAATGTCGAAGGGTATTATGGACAAGGCCTAACAAAACTTTATGGCATCGCTAAATTAGCAGATATTGCTGAGGCAAATCCTATACGATACTTAAGTGTCCGACTTGATATAAATGATATTGCATATGCCCTAGAATTTTACAATTTTGAATTGAATCCATTAGATCAAAGTAGAGGTGACCGGCCATTAATATGGAATTCGCCTAGACTTTTTAAGCCTCGTGAAGATTTTACATGGAGTGATGCAAGTTTAATTTATGAAACCAGTGCTCCATTTTCTAATGGAGCCTCTGCTTATGAATATTTAAGAGTTACCATGGATACTGTTGATGGAGGAAATACTGGACTAGTTACATATCTAGAAAATTTAGATGTTAAAGGATGGAGATATGGACCAACTCATGGAAGTACTGAGTCATTAACTAATAACTCAGCTCAAGGAGGAACTCATATCCCATTCCCAACTAGTTGGACAAATGGTGGTTCATTTGATCCCGATGAAGATGTAGCGCCTGGCTATGCACATTGGCTATTATACTCCGGTGGAACTCCCTCAAGTAACACGGGTCCTGAAAATGGAATTCCACCATTACCAAGAGATGTTGGTAATCCTGGCAGGCGTCATTTTGGATGGAAACAAAGCTCAGAACCTTCCGGTCTCGGTGATGCTACCGGATATGATGGTCAATTTAGTTATTTTTATACCGAAGCTTCGAGTAATGCTTATGAAAACCGACATGCACTGCGCATGCCTAAAATTAATTTTACAATGACCAGTCATGATGAAACATTGTCGTTTTATTATCATGCTGCAGGTAATGGTTACCAGCATGGATCTCTTAAAATATATCATCAAGAACTTGGAGACTCATTTTTCATTCCAGGAGATACCGGCATGCCATCTGGACTAAGTGATTATCCAGGTCATGGTAGCGCAAGACAATTAACAAACATTAAAATATTTGATCCGGAGGGAGCACATCATAATGATTATATAGAAGTTACAGAAATCAACGGAAATGATGATTTCCCAGGCAGTATAACTGATTCATGGCACAGGGCAGAAGTGGATCTGTCAGAATTGCGTGGATTAAATACTCATATAATTTTCATGTATTCAGGTGCCAATGGTTATAGAGCAGATTTTGCAATCGCAAATATTTTAATATCAGGCCGGTTCAATATTGAAAACTTCAACGGCCAAGTTTTTGGATGTGGAATTTCGACAGCAACAAATTATGATGCAAATGTGACTTGGAACTGGCCAAGCACATGTACATTCCCAGCTGGCTAATCATTAACATTAATATATTAATTAAGGAGCTATATGATAACTGAACGATTTATAATAAAAACAAAAGATTTTCAACCAATTAAACATATAGTTGATAATCGACCATATTTATCTGCATCATTTGCTACCAGTTCATGTAATTGGAATGATCGCGTGTATTGCGACGTCACATATCCAACACGTGATTGGAATGTATCAGTACATAAATGGATGGCATCAACCGGATCTACATGTCATTTTATTACTGCTATTTAATATTTATATAAAAGGATTTCAATGGCACAAAATGTAGCAATTTGGCCCGGATCGTCATCGTTTTTTAGCGGAGATACGCCATTCGGTTTATATGATTCAGATACACAATTTCAAGCAGATGCTGAAAGGGTGGCAGAATGGTGTGCAAAACGAATGGGATATCCTATCAATGATATTGAACTACAGGCTACAAACTTTTATGCCTGTTTTGAAGAATCGGTTAGTGAATATGGATCGCAATTAAATACATATAATATTCGTGATAACATGTTAAATTTATATGGTGCACAAACCGGTTCCAATTTAACTGGTAAAAAGGTATCTCCGAATTTTGGTGGATTGATTGAACTAACAGAAGAATATGGGACAGAAGCTGGTTCTGGTGGTAATGTTACATATTACACCGGCTCAATAACAATATCAAAAGATAAACAGATATATGATTTAACAGATTCGTCAATAATAACATTAGAATCCGGAACTCCAGGTACTGATGCAATAGAAATAAAAAAATTATTTCATAATGCACCACCAGCAATAGTAAAATATTTTGATCCGATGGTAGGTACAGGTTTAGGTTCACAGCAAATGATGAATGAATTTGGTTTCGGTGGAATGTCACCAGGAGTTTCATTTATGATGATGCCGTTATATGCAGATATGTTAAGAATGCAGGCAATTGAATTTAATGACCAAATACGAAGATCTGCATATTCATTCGAAATATCAAATAATAGGATTAAATTTTTCCCATTACCAACTGGTGATAATTTTACAAGAGTATATTTTGAGTATATTAAAAAATCTGATAGGAGTAATCCTTTAAAATCAAATACTGGTGCAATTTCTGATTTTTCAAATGTTCCATATGATAATGTAGTGTATAAAAATGTAAATGATGTTGGTAAACAATGGATTCGTAAATATGCATTAGCATTAGCAAAAGAAATGTTAGGTTTTATTCGTGGTAAATATTCTTCTATTCCAATACCTAATGCAGAAGTAACATTAAATGGAAGCGACTTATTATCAGCCGGACAAACCGAAAAAGAGGCTCTTATAACAGAACTTAAAGAGACGCTTGATACTATGTCAAGGCAAGCACAATTGGAACGTAAACAGGCGGAATCGGATGCATTATTACAACAAATGAATAAAATACCACTTAAAATTTATATAGGATAACATGGCTTTATTTGGATCTTCAAGAGATGCTAGTTTAATTAAATCAATTAATCGTGAATTGATTAATCGGTATATTGATACCGAAGTATCATTTTACAAATTAAGTTTAAATGATACTAAAGCTAATATGTATGACGAATCAGATAGTAAAACCTATTATGCACCTATGCGTATCAATTGTTTAATATTAAAAGAAGATAAAACATATACCGGTGATGATGCTTATGATTCTACACGGTTGGGAGAATTTGCATTCTTACGGTCCGATGTTAAAGATAAAAATATTGTAATTGAAGAAGGTGATATTTTAGAATATGACAATGAATTTTATGAAATTGATGGTGTAGGTTCATCTCAATATTGGACGGGCAGAAACCCGGAAACAGATTTAGGTAAAAGTGATCGAGGAGAATTTGGTTTATCTGTTGCAATTAAGGTAACGGCCCATGTAACTAGAAGAAATCGATTAAATATACAAGAAGTTCGTACTGGAATTAATCGACCAAATAATATACCTAGGAATTTATAATGGCTAAAAAAGAAATTAAACAAACTTATAGTAGTTTTTCTCGTAACGCCGAAGTTAACCGAGCAAATGAAGTGCGTCGCGATAATGATATTATAAAAACTCCAAAATGTACCATAGAAGATGTAGATTGGGCTATCATGTCGTATATACAGGATATAATACATCCGCAAATTATAGAAAATGGGCAAAAAATTGATGTCCCAGTAATGTATTCAAACGGAGAAAAATGGGCACAGGTACAATCACGAGGATATATGAGAGATCGTAAAGGTAAAATTATGACACCTGTTATTAGTATACGTCGTAATTCTATTACAGAACGTGATATGTTAAAAAAATTAGATGTTAATAATAATCCTGCAGGTAACGCCCAAATATTACAAAATAAACATACTAAGGTAAATCGTTATGATCGATTTTCTGTACAACAAGGTTCTAAACGGTTAAATGAATATTATGTTTCTGCCGTACCTGAATATATTGATGTAGCATATGAATTATTATTATGGACAGAATATACAGAACAAATGAATTCGTTAGTAGAACAAATTATGCCAACTGGTGGATTTGCTTGGGGTACTACATTTAAATTTCCAACCTTTATTTCAGATTATACATTTGAAACATTAAATGCTACGGGAGAAGACCGTTTAGTAAGAGCTACATTACCATTAACATGTAAAGCCACATTATTAATGCCAGATGAATTACGTAAATCAACAATACAAAAAAAATATTCAGTTAAACGTGTATCGTTTGGCAGTGAATATGAAATAGATAATACCAATACAACAGATCCACCGCCAAGTGGATATTAAAAAGGAAAATAAGTTATGGCAGAAAGAACAAAGTTTACAGAAGAAGAATTAAAAAGTATTACAGATATAAGAGATGGTAATTCTCGTATAATATCTGATTTAGGACAAGTAGAGTTACAGGTATTTATGGTTACCGAAGAACTTGAAAAACTTGAAGAAATGAAATCTAAATTACAACTACAATTCAAAAATTTACAAGTACAAGAGTCAGAACTCATAAATCAATTAAATGAAAAATATGGTATAGGTACAGTTGATATAAATACTGGAGAGTTTGTCCCAGAAAATTGATTGTTTGGCACGTTAACCTAATATTTATAAGAAATTGATTTATAAAATAGGAGCATACAAATGGCCGAAAAAATAGTATCACCGGGCGTATTTACTAATGAAGTTGACCAGTCGTTTTTACCGGCTGGAGTTGCTGCAATTGGAGCTGCGGTAATTGGACCAACTGTTAAAGGACCTGCATTGGTCCCAACCACCGTATCAAGTTATTCAGAATTTGTTAACATATTTGGTGGAACATTTGAATCTGGTTCAGGAGCAAGTAAAAATTCTTACAAATATTTAACTAACTATTCTGCACAAGAATATCTGAAATATGCGGACACATTAACAGTTGTACGTGTATTAGACGGAGATTTTTCAGCAGCAACTGCATCAATTAAAACTAAAGGTTCTGGATCTCATGCAGATGGTTCAGCATTAGGTGGTGTATTAGGTGGATTAGATTGTTTCACTTTAACAACTTTATCTCATGGAGCTGACCAGAATAGTCACGGAGGAACATTAGGTACCAATGAATTATTAACAAATGGAACTACAAATAATTTACGATATGAAGTAAGTAACGTGAGTGATTCTAAAGGTACTTTTAACTTAACCATTCGACGTGGAGATGATACCAAAAAACGAAAAGTTGTTCTAGAACAGTATAATAACGTTAATTTAGATCCAAATTCTGCAAATTACATTGCACGAAGAATTGGAGATCAAGTAGCTGAGACAAAAGATATTGCAACATTAGATCCATATATTCAATATACTGGAGATTATCCAAATCGTTCAAAATTAGTACGTGTAACAGTTAATAAACGAACTTTAAATTATTTGGATGAAAATGGAAATGTAAGAGAAGGTGATTTATCTGGATCATTACCTCAACCAATGTCTGCATCATTTGGTGGTGGAGCAGATGGAACGGTTGCACATCCAAGAGCAATGTATGGAGAGATAGCAGATGCAAATTCTCAAGGTATTACATTTGGTTCTGATGGGCAATCCGAATATATTGGAGCAATCCGATTATTGAAAAACCAAGATGAATATGATATAAACGTATTATCATTACCAGGTGTTGTAAATGATCATGCAAACCATGCAAAAGTAATTACCGAAGCAATTGATATGGTAGAAAATAGAGGAGATTGTTTCTTTGTAGCTGATCCAGTAAAAGCTAAAATAACTAGTCTAGTAGATGTAACTGCTCAAGCAGAAGCAAGAGATTCCAATTATGTTGCTATGTATTGGCCATGGATAAAAATACCTGATAATGATTTAGGACGTAACGTATGGGTACCAGCATCTACTGTGATACCTAGTGTATATGCATTTAATGATCGAGTAGCAGCACCATGGTTTGCACCAGCAGGTTTAAATAGAGGTGGAATTGATATTGCAGTTCAAGCAGAACGTAAATTGACTCATGCTAACAGAGATACATTATATGAATCTAATGTGAATCCTATTGCAACGTTCCCTAATGCAGGTGTTACTGTATTTGGACAAAAAACATTGCAAAAAAAGGCATCTGCGTTGGATAGAGTAAATGTACGAAGATTGTTGATAGCGGCTAAGAAATTTATTGCATCATCTACTAAATTCTTAGTATTTGAAAATAATACGGCAGCAACTAGAAACAGATTCTTAAGTATTGTGAATCCATATTTTGAAAACATACAACAAAGACAAGGTTTATATGCATTTAAAGTGGTAATGGATGAATCAAATAATACTCCAGATGTAGTTGATAGAAATGAAATGAAAGGTCAAATATTTATGCAACCTGCTAAGACGGCAGAATTTATTGTAGTTGACTTTAATATTATGGCAACTGGAGCATCTTTTCCAGAATAAAATTGGAAAAGTATGATATTTATATAAAAGAGGAAAAATAAAAGATGGCAGAATTACTTGACCCAACCGAAATATTTTATACAGCTTATGAGCCTAAAATGGCTAATAGGTTTATCATGTATATTGAAGGTATTCCAGCATACCTTATAAAAGCTGCATCACGTCCATCAATCGATCAAGGAGAAGTTATTCTTGACCATATCAATGTTGAACGTAAATTGAAAGGTAAATCTAGATGGCAAGATGTTACAGTAACATTGTATGATCCAGTTGTACCATCAGGGGCGCAGTCAGTTATGGAATGGGTTCGTTTACATCATGAATCTGTTACAGGTAGAGATGGATATTCAGATTTTTATAAAAAGGATATCACTTTCAATACTTTAGGACCGGTTGGAGATAAAGTAGAAGAATGGACTTTGAAAGGAGCATTTATATCAGCAGCAACATTTGGTGATATGGATTGGGCAACTGAAGATCCGGTTAATATTGAATTAACATTGAAATATGATTATGCAATATTACAATTCTAATTAATTTTATATTTAGTAAAGAGTCCTAAGAAATTAGGACTTTTTTACTATACCCATATTTATATTAAATAAAAGTTATTAAAGGAACATTATGTCACAACAAGTTAACGATGATTATCCAATCAAACCATTATCGGACAAGCAATTAAAGGATATTGCAACTGCAAAATACCAGTCTAAAGCTACAGAAGAGACAACGGTATATGATTTTCCAACAGAAATAGTAGAATTACCAAGTAAAGGAAAATTATACCCAGAAGGACACCCTTTAAAGTCTGGAAAAATTGAAATGAAGTATATGACTGCGAAAGAAGAAGATATACTTACTAATCAATCATTTATTAAACAAGGTATTGTATTAGATAAACTATTTAAGGCATTAATTGTAACTCCAGTAGAATATAATGATTTGTTATTATGTGATAAAAATGCTATAATGATTGCGGCACGTGTTTTAGGATATGGTAAAGATTATGAAGTTAAAGTTACTAATCCAGAAACTGGAGAAGAACAGGCAGTAACCGTTGATTTAACTCAATTAAAAGAATCTGATATTGATTGGTCGGCACATTCTTCCGGAAAAAATGAATTTGAATTTGAATTACCTACCAGTAAACGAACAATTGTTTTACGTTTATTAACTCAAGGAGCTCAACGTAAAATAGATGTAGAAATGAAGAGTTTAGCCAAATTAAAACGTAATGCCACATTAACAACCACATTAAAACATGTTATCATATCAGTTGACGGTGAAGCAGATGGTAATAAAATACGTAAATTTATTGATAATGAATTATTAGCAATAGATTCTAGAGCTATCAGGACATACCTTAAAACAATTACCCCAGAAATCAACTTATCAGTAGAAGTACCGGATGGAGAGTCCGGTGGTACCTTTCAAAGTCCATTTGCCATCGGATTGGACTTTTTTTGGCCTGACGTCGAAATATAAATTA